TTGCAGCAACACGTCGTAGCTGGCAGCATCGGTGGCATCGCCACACAGCACACGGTGGCCACCAAGCAGCCAAACGTCGCCAGGGCGCGAGATAACTGCATCTTGCGACTCGGGTACGTCATCGTCACCGGTTTGGCCCACGTCGCCTTCGTCTCCCTCGAACAGGTCGGCCAGCGCGTCGGCATCAAATCCGGTCAGCGATAAATCGAAATCGTCATCGCGTAGGGCATCGAGTTCCACCCGCAGCATTGCATCGTCCCAGCCTGCGTTTTCAGCAATCCGGTTGTCTGCAATGATCAGGGCGCGACGCTGAGTGGGTGTCAGATGGTCGAGCACGACCACCGGCACGACTTCCAGTCCGAGTTTCTGTGCCGCCGTCAATCTGCCGTGGCCCGCCACGATGATGCCGTCACTGCCAGCCAAAATCGGGTTGGTAAAACCAAACTCGGCGATGGACGCAGCGATTTGCGCCACTTGCTCTTCTGAATGGGTGCGGGCATTTCTGGCGTAAGGCAGAAGTTTGCCGGTTGGCCACTGCTCGATTTTGTTGGCCAGCCAGGATGCGGTCATGTATTTACCTCTGCGGATTCGTTTGATTGGGTTGCTGGCGCGAGTCGCTCTGCGGCGACCGCCTTGAAGGTCTGGCCGGTCGCTGCGAGCGTCACCGGCACATCGGGAAAGTTTTGCTGGAAGCGAATGACGGCCACGTCCACGTACTGAGGTGCGATCTCCACCAGTCGGCACTGGCGACCACTGCGCTGCGCGGCCAGCATGGTTGTACCGCTGCCGCAAAAGGGTTCGAACACAATGTCACCGGTGTCCGAATACGCTTCCAGCACGAACTGTGGCAGTGCCACCGGGAACACGGCCGGATGATCGATGTCTTGGCCGATCTTGCCCTTGTGGCGCATGATGCGAATCACCGAGTCCGCTATCTTGGTGTTTTGGGTGAGCGTGCCAACGTGGTTCCACGAGGTTTTGCTGCCATCTTTGTTGCGCATGCCACCAGCGCTGGTGCCGTCACCGCGCAAATGCGTGTCGCGCCCGGCGTAGATGCAGGGCACATTCTTGTTGGGCCTGCGCACCTCGGAGTCCTTGCGATTGAAATGAAAAACGAACTCGAATGCTGGCGCGAAGCGACCGCTCCAGTCTCCCGGAAGACCTGGGCCCTGGTCCCAAACGTACCAGCCAAAGCGCCGCCACCCCTGCTGGCGCATCCAAGAGAGCCAGCCATCCCAGTACGGCACGACTTCCTGCTCGCGGTGGATCAGGCCAAGGTTGACCAGCACTTGACCGGTGGCAACCATGGGCAGGTTCGCGAAGACCGAACGCATCAGCGCGTCCCAATCAACAATGGTGTCGGTGTAGTCGCGCTGGGTACCGTAGGGCGGCGAGGTGAAACACAACGCGGCGCGTTCGCCCTGCATCAAAGCTGCGACCACCGCCGGGTCACCGGCATCACCACAGATCAGACGGTGCGCACCAAGCAGCCAGATGTCCCCAGTTCGGGATACCGGGTTGACCGGTGCGTCTGGAACATCATCACCTGCGTCAGGTGCGTCGTCGGAATCATCATCGCCCGCCTGATCGTCGCCAGTCTCACCGCCGATGTGCTCGGCCATCATGGCTTCGATCTCAGCATCTTCAAAGCCGGTGAGCGCCAGGTCGTAACCGGACTCACACAGCTCAGTGAGTTCAAGGGCCAGCATCTCTTCGTCCCACCCGGCATCGAGTGACAGTCGGTTGTCAGCAATGACGTAGGCGCGCTTTTGGGTGGGCGACAGGTGCCCTAGTTCGATGACCGGCACAACTGTGAGGCCCAACTTGCGGGCAGCCGCCAGACGACCGTGACCGGCGATCACGCCGCTGACACCGTCGACCAGCACCGGATTTGTCCAGCCAAACTCGGCGATGCTGGCGGCGATCTTGGCCACCTGTTCCTCGCTGTGGGTGCGAGGGTTGCGGGCAAACGGGATCAGCGCGTCAACCTTGCGGTACTCAACGTTGAGGGGATTCAAAGGTTTCGAGCTTTCCAAAAAAGTGAGGCCCGCACAGGTCTGTAAAACCAGTAACGGGCCGCGAGGTGCGCCATCTCAAGCGCTGGAGTTGAACGAAAGAACCCGCCGCCAGATGTTGCTGAGGGCGGGTTCAGGAAAAGTCAGGCTAAAAAATACAGGTCAGATTGCTAACGATCTAAAAAGCCGATGGCATCCAAATACTGGAGGTCATCGCTTGCTGTGCGGCGTTGACTCATGCAAAGGGTGTGAATTGAATTCCCCCCCTTTGGCACGCAGGGTGCAAACCTGCCGCTGGTGCAAACCCCTGCAAACTCTGGTTTGCAGTCTGTCGGTGGGCGGGTCTTGCGCTGTTGCCCCCCGCATAGGATTTTCTGAAAGAAGGACCCCTCTTACCTGGGGCGGAGTGGCTAATTACCAACTGATTCTCAACTGATCACCAGCGGTTTTCTCCATCCATAGCCGTAAATGTACGGGAAATCAGTCGGTCTGTTGCAGCACTAGATTTGGGCTGGCGCCGCTGATTTCCGCATGAGCATGTGCATTGCAGCTTAATCACGCCAATTCACTTTCTTGCTGCCGTGGATTCGTTGAGCTTTTCAGCCATCGTCTGCATGGCTTTGTTCCAATGCCGCCATCCGGTTGTGCGATCAAAACCGAATCGTGTACAGATTTCTCGCCAGCCGTACCGCTTGGCACGCATCCAGACCAAGTGGCGCTGCTCGACCTCAAGCCACTGCACCCAGAGCATGACCTCAAGCATCTGCTCCACGTCATTTGGTGTCGTTGGGAAGCGACAGACCACACGCTCATCGGTTGCCAGCATCTCCCATTGGCAGCGCACGATGGTGGGCCACGCGTTGAAGTAGCCCTGCACATTGGCCGAGGGCAGTCGCCTTGCCGTGACCGCAGCGTCCTCGAAGCGGTTGGCCACGTCATCAGGTGTCCATGGTGTGTTGCGCTCAGCCATGATGTGTCCTTGGTGTGCCATACAAACGCTCGCCGATGCGGCGCACCAGTTCACGCTCGAGGTAGTCCAGCCGCTTATCCTCAGCGTTGACGACAAGGATGCTCTGGTCACGCCAGCCTCGCTCTTTCATCGCGTCCAGATCGGTGATCGTGGGCTGCAAGCGACCAAGTGGACATTGGTAGTGGTGGGTGGGGACTTTCATGTTCAGTCTCCTTCAACGTGCCCAAATCGGCACCATGTGCAGAGGGACGATGCGCTGACGCGGCTCGGGTGTATCGAGGCACTCGCGCAGCAGTTGTTCACGTCGTGCGTGAAAGGCAGCATGGGCTTGGCCAGACACGTCAGCCCAGGCTTGGCGGTTGATGGTTTGTTGTTGCCCTGCACTAATGGCCGTGCGTTGATGAGTCATGTTGGCTGGCAGGCTTTGCTGCAACTGACGAAGCTGGCGCTCGCAGTCCAGGAAGTAGCGACGGGCTTGGCGACCTTTAGCGGTGCGTTCGATCATGGCGAGTTCCTTGGCCATGTCGATAGTCAGGAAGTAGTCAAATCGCTCGGTCGTTCTCAAACTGCCCTGATGGGGGACTTGCTCCACAGATTTATGGATCAAGTAGTCGATATCGATCTCGAAACCGTACTTGACAATCCGATTCTTGATCCAGGTCGAATAGTCCTGGCGCGATTGCAGAAATGCATGCAAGACGCGCGCATCGACCATTTGGCTAGACTGGCCGTTGAGTGTGGTCGGGACGATGGGAATCAGTGTTGGTGTTTTCATTCGTTTTCTCCTTGGGTATCCATCGCCCAGTACAGGATGGCCAGGGCATCGGCTTCGTTGTCGTCGGTGACGGGGTGGCCAAGGGCACGCATGGCGGCAATGACATCTGCCTTGCCTGCGTTGCCTTTGCCTGTGGCGTGCTTCTTGATCGTGCCCACGGGCACGCCCTGGTACGGGATGCAGTGGTGCTCGCACCAAGTGGTGAGCGTGGCCATCAAGCCGCCATAAACGTGGGCTGCATCGACACCAACGTGGCGGCGTACCTCCTCGAAGTACACGGCGTTGATTTCGCCAGTCATCGTTTTGATTTCAGCCAGCCAGTGTTTGAAGCGCAGGAAGCGCATGCCACCGCCCTCGAAGCGCTGGGATTTGAAGGTGACGAAACCGTGAGCGGTTTGGCCGTTCTGAGGTCGCAGTGCCCAGCCAGTGGTGGTGCCCAGGTCAAGCGTAAGGATTGTGTTGTTCATGATTAGTGTCATTTCAGGG